TCTTTACGCTACAATAAAACTAAAATTACTTATTAATCGTGGCAGCTACTATAACAGCAACATTATCAAGTGCTACTGCTAATAGCTATGTCACATTGGCAGAAGCTAATACATATTTTGAAACCGTACCAGATTCAAGTACTTGGACTGATAAAACAGACGATCAAAAAAATAGAGCACTAATAGCAGCTACTCGTTGGATTGACAGTTTAGTTTATTATGGAGATAGATGTGATAATGCACAGGCATTAAAGTTTCCAAGAAATAATTATAAAGTTGATGATGTTGAATTAAGTTGTACAACAATTCCTAATAATATTAAATATGCACAATATGAATTAGCCAGAGCTTTAGCCAATGATACGGGTGCAATAACAGGAACAACAGGTACAGAAGGTAATATTTCTGAATTTAAGTTGGGAGATATTCAATTAAAATATAATACAAACAGTCAAGGAGTTGGATCAATAAATAATATTTTTGATGTTTATCCGTGGTTACAAAGTTATCTTGGAGCTTACATTTTAGGTGGAGCAGGAACTTTTCAAATGAGGGTAGTTAGAGGATAATGCCAGGACAAATTGATAAAGTTATTAAAGCTGCAACAAAACAAGCTCTTGCTGAATTAGGAACAGCTTTAAATTCAACAATTACGTTTACAAAAAAAACATCTGGAACTTATAACATCTCTACAGGAGATTATTTTACATCAGATACATCTTTTACTAATTTAAAAGTACCTGTCGAATTTATTAGGGCGATAGAAGACGAAGGTAGAGAAATTAGACAAGTAAAAGTTTTTATAACACCCGATCTTATTAACAATCATCAACCTGATCTTGATGACGAAATTACTTTAAATTATGCAGGATCTAATGTTGTAGCAAAAATTTTTGATGTAAAAACTGAACAGGGTGAAAGTGTTTATCTTTATACAATATTAGCAAGATTCTAATGACTACAAGAGCTTTAAAAGATTTACCAAAAGATTTAGATGGACAAATATCTAAAGATTTTAATGTTCTTATTAGAAAAATTCATAGAACTTTAGCTACTAAAAAACATAGTCCTGTTTATACAGGATTTTTTGCAAGTAGTTGGAAAGCTCAAGGAACACCTGTAAGACCTAAAGATCCTATTGAAAAATTTTCTCCTTGGAATACTATTAAGAGACAAGCAACAGCAGAATTTCTTAAAAACAAAACAGCAAATAAAGGAAATAAATCTACTGGATATTACAATGTAAAACCTTTTATTCAACCTAGATTTCCTGTAGATAGAGTATTTAATTATAAAAGAACTGTTTATATTGGTAATAAAGCTGAATATGCTGTTTATGCTTTAGAAGGTGGTAAATTACAATTATTTATTCAAGGTTCTTTAGGTAAAATGATTAAAGAAACTATGACAGAGAAAGGAAAAGTATTTCTTGGTGGCAGTACAACATTTAATAATTCTCCTATGTCTACAGGTATTCAATCAGATCCTAGTGTTAGGTATACTGAATTTTAATTATGACTTTAGTAAACACAAGAGCAGCATTTGAAAAGGCCGTGACAGATGCAGTTCTTGCAGCAGATAATACTGTATCAATTACATACGATAATGTAAGTTTTGTAACTCCTGGTAAGACTAAAAAATATGTTGTTATGACTTTAAATTTTTCTCAATCTACATTACAGAATCATGGAGCAGCATCTGATTATTACACAGGTGTTGTTCAATGTAATGTTTATGTTCCAAAAAATAAAGGTACATCTGTATTATCAGCTATTAGTGAATCTGTAATTGATGGTCTTACTTCAGTAAATGCTTCTAATTACTCAGATGTTTTTAATGTAAAACCTAGAGTTGCTGATATTAATGGTCCAACAATGCTTGAAATTGATGATAGAAGTCACTTTCTTGCTGTAATATCTTGCCAATTTACGGCAAACGCTTAGTATACTAAAGTAGGTATACTAATTTTATGACTAGAGCAGTTGATCTTTTAAAAAACAAGTTTGGAGTTTCACAACTTTATAAACATGACGTAAAACAAGATGATGAGATTATTCTTACTGTTTATTGGCATCCTTTAACTATTGCAGAAAGGGAATCAATACAAAAAAAATCAAATTCTGATGATGTTAATGATTATGCATTGCAAATGATGATACAAAAATCATTAGATAAAGATGGTGAAAGAATTTTTCAAGATGGAGATAAGGCTCTTTTAAGAAGAGAAGTTGAAGCTTCAATTCTTGAACAAATACAGTTAGCTATGATTAATGCTGGTGCTGATAAGGAGGTAAAAGAGGCTAAAGCCGATTTAAAAAGCTAATGGTGATTGGAGATTTATTTATTCTTTAGCTAAAGAATTGGGGAAAACTGTTTCTGAATTATGTGAAACTTTGACTATTGAAGAAATGATAGGTTGGGCTGCTTATTCAGAATTAGAACATGAAGAATATGAAAAACAAAAAGAACAAGCACAAAGATCTAGTGCTTTAAGAGGTAAAAGAAGGTAATATAGAGAAAATGTTTTAATTTTTATAGCAAGTGGCTAATTATAATGTAGATATTGCTGTTGCTTTAAAAGGTGCTGAAAAGCTAACTAAATTTAATAAACAGGTTAAAACCACAGAAACACAAATTAAAGGTTTTAATCAAACTTTAAAAAATATTGCTAAAGATCAAAATTCATTTGTAAAAAGTTTTGATAAGTTAAACGAAGTCTTACAAAAAGCACAGAAAAATTTTAATGCTGCTGCTTCTGGAACAAAATTACAAAAAAAAGCTGCTCAAGAATTACTTGGTGCTGAAAGGAGATTGAATAAAGAATATGAACAACGTAATCGTTTATTAGATAGATTTCGTAATGTAGGTAAAAAATTTACACCTATAGAAAAAGCTATAAGAAGAAATGAACAACTAAGAGAAAGAAAACCGATACAACAATTAAGTTCTCCTAATGCTGGTTCTTTTAAAGCATTTTCACAAGATGCAAGAGATATTCTTTTGCAAGGTCAATCATCTCCTGTTGCTGAAAAAATAGCAAACGAATTAAGAGAAAGAAAAGGTTTACAAGAATCATTACAAAAGTTAGAAGCAAAAAGTCTTGCAAATTTAAAAGATCAAGTAGAAGTAAGGAAAAAATCAAGAAAGATAGGTCAAGATAATTTAAGAACTGTAGAAAAAAGAGTTTTAGCAGAACAAAAACTTACTCAAACTGCTGCAAAAAATAGAGCACAAGCTTTTAGACAAAAAGCTTCTGGTGCTATAGGAAGTGGAATTATTGGTGGTGGTTTTCCCTTATTATTTGGACAAGGACCAACAGCAGCACTTGGTGGTGCTTTAGGTGGTGTTGCAGGTGGTTTAGTTGGAGGGCAATTTGGTTTCGCTCTTTCTATTGCTGGTACTGCTATTGGTAGTGCATTGGATGATTTAGCTAATGCGTTAGCAAAACCTACTGAAAATATAGAAAAACTTATAGAAAAATTTGGTTTAACGGGAACAGAAACTGGAGATTTAGCTTCAGAATTAGAAAAACTAGGTTTAAAATCAGCAGCAGCAACATTACTTTTAGAAAAGGGAAAAGAAAAGTTTGGACTTACCACAGATGAAATCAAAAAAAATACTGAGCAATTAGAAGAATTTAAAAATTCAATAAATATTTTAGGAACAGAATTAACTTTATTCTTATCTGATGCTTTACAGCCTATAATAAATGATTTGTTAAAATTTCGACAAGGAAAAGGAATTACTAGAGGAATTGTTGATTTTATACTATTTGGACCAGGTGGTAATCCTGTATCTAAAGAAAGAATTAGAGGAAAACAAGGGAGAAAAATGTCTAATATTCCTGTTGCGGAAGGTAATGCAATTATTGGAGGAGTAAAATTAAATCCCGATTTTGGAAAAAATCCAAACCTTGATCCTCTTCAAGAAAGAGTAAATAATTTAAAAGAAATAGCTAAATTTAATAAAGATATTTTACCTTTACAACAAGCATTAGAAATTGAACAGCAGAGATCTTCTTTAACTAATGATGAATTAAGTATTTTAAAAGCAAATAATAATTTAAAAAAAGCAGAAAATACTTTAAACGTTTCTAAACAGGAATTGCAAATTTCATTAAATACATTAGGTTCTGAAGAATTAAAAAATTTAGAAGAAAAAATTAGAAAAGAAAGAATTCTTGTTGATACAGCAAAGGCTGCTCTTACAAATGCAGAAAATGCTAAAAAAATAAATGATATGAAGAATCAAGCTTCATTAGCAGATTTAGATAATAGAATAAAATTACAAAAAGAAAGTTTAACATTATTACCTAAAGAACTTAATATATTACAACAAAAAAATAAATTATCTTCTCTCGAATCTGCTTTAGAAATAGCTAAAAAAGAAAATAGTCAAAGCAAAATTAATAATTTACTAAAACAAATAGAACTTCAAAATATATTAATAGAACAGGCAGAAATTTTAGCTAATCCGATTGAAGCTGAAATGCTTTTATTAGATAAGCAAATGAAACAATTAAATGATACAGCTACTGTTGCTGTTGGTATATCGCAAACAATAGGTTTATCGTTCCAAGAATCTTTTAAAGGTGTAATTATGGGTACTATGTCTGTTACTGATGCCTTTAGAAATATGACTAATAGAATTGCAGGATATTTTTTAGATATGGCTGCAAAAATGATGGCAAATCAATTACAGAGAAGTATTTTAGGAATGTTTGGTGGTGGTTTTGGCAGTATTTTTGGTGGTGGACCTTCAAATGCTGCTCCTCTAATAACAAAAGGTGTTTTTGATACTGGATTTAATACAAGTTTCTTAGGTTATGCTAATGGTGGTAGACCTCCTGTTGGTAGACCTTCTGTTGTAGGAGAAAGAGGTCCAGAACTTTTTGTCCCTGACAGAAAAGGTACTATAATTCCAAATCATGCTCTTGGTAGTTCTACAAATGTTACTGTTAATGTAGATGCCTCTGGATCATCTGTAGAGGGAGATGAAGGCCAAGCAGAACAGTTAGGAAATGCAATAGCACAAGCTATACAGGCAGAATTGATTGAACAAAGAAGACCTGGAGGTATATTATATAGCTAATGGCTAATCCACTTCCTTTAACAGCAGCAGGTACAGTTTTTGTACCAAAGTACAATTTTAAAAAGTCTAATTCTCCAAATACGAGAATTGTAAAATTTGGAGATGGTTATGAGCATCGTACTACTTTTGGTTTAAATCAAAACGCATTAAGTTTTAATCTTACATTTGAAGTAAGCGAAGCTGATGCTGATACATTAACTGACTTCTTTGACACTATTGCTGTTAATGGAAGAAATTTTAGTTATGAAATTCCAGGGGAAAGCAGTATGATTTTTGTTGTTGATGGTGGTTACAATAAGACTGTTCCTTTCTTAGGCAGAGCAAGAATACAAGTTACATTTAGACAAGTATTTGAACCAGAGTCATAATGCCAGTTCCAGTTTCTAGTTTACAATCTGTAAATCCTAGCCCGATTATTGAATTATTTGAGCTCACATTAGATCCAATTTTGCATGGGACAACTCGTATTCAAGATCCCAGTGGTAATAATATTACAACGATAAGATTTCATAACAATACTAAAGACAAGACAACTCAAGAGAGTATTATTTGGAACGGAAATACATATTACAAGATGCCTATAGAGGCAACTGGTTTTAAATATGATCCTAAACAGTTACCAAGACCTAAATTAACTATTAGTAATTTAGCAATCATTGCATTAAATATTGGTAATATGTCTAATATTTTAAATGCGGTAAATAATGAAACTTTTGCTAATGATTTAGTAGGTGCAACATTAAAAAGAAGAAGAACACTTGCTGAATTTTTACCACATAATAATTTTACAGGAAACAGTAATCCATATGGAACACCAGATAATACACAAGAATTTCCTATCGAGGAATTTCAAATAGCTAGAAAATCAATTGAAACAAAAAATATAGTATCTTTTGAATTAGCTGCTGTTATTGATAATTTTAATGTAAGATTGCCTAAACGACAGTTTTTACCAGGTGATTTCCCAGGAATTGGAGATTTTTATAATTGATTTATTGGAAGAAAAAAGTTATAGAAGATGCACTTAAAGAAAGTCCGAAAGAAATTTGTGGTCTATTAGTAAATGTTAAAGGAAAGCTAGTTTATAAAAAATGTAAAAATTTAGCACAGATACCAACAGATCAATTTATTTTAAGTCCAACAGATTACGCATTAATTGAAGATCAATATGGTAATGATGCAATACAAGGAATAGTTCATTCTCACCCAAATACAAGTCCTTATGCTAGTTCAGCAGATAGAGTATCAGCAGCTAGAACTAATAAACATTGGTATATTGTTAATCCACATACTGAGGAATGGTATGATTTTATGCCTAAAGAATATAAACAATCTTTATTAGGTAGACCTTGGACATGGGAATATACTAATTGTTGGCAACTTGTAAGAGAATTTTATAAAGCAGAATTAAATATTAATTTAATTGATTTTAAAAGACCTGATGATCCAGAATATTTTTCTTTTCATCCAATGTTTGAAGATTATTATGAAAAAGCTGGTTTTAAAGCATTAGATGATGATGAACCTTTACAAAAGTATGATTGCATATTAATGAATTTTTGTGGAAATGGATTAAATCATGTTGCTGTTTTATGTGAAAATAATATGTTGTTACATCACCCACAAGGCAGATTATCTTGTAAAGAAGAGTACAATAGGTATTATAGAAGCATTACAGGCAAGATTGTTAGGTATGTTGAATTGCCCTCGTAAAATTAAATTATACGGAGATTTAGCTGAGTTTGTAGGAGTTAAAGAAATTGAAACTGAAGCTTATACAATAGCTGATGCGATTAAATGTTTAATTGGTAATTATCCACAAACAGAAAATTATATGATGGATAAAAATTATAAGATTTTAGTAAATGAAAAATCAAGATCATTAGAAGAATTACATTTTCCTTCAGGTCAATATGACATTAAAATTGTTCCTGTTATTACTGGTCAAGGAAGAGGTTTTACTAATATTATTCTTGGTGCTGCTTTAATAGGAGGTGCTTTTCTTTTTACTCCATTAACTGTTGGAGGATTTTTAGGTACAGGAGCAGGTTCATTTGCAGCCGCAGGTTTTGGTACTAAAGCTGCTGTTTATGTAGGTGGTGCTTTAATATTAGGAGGGGTTTCTCAAATGTTAGCTCCTGTTCCTCAAACACCTAGTGAAGATTCAACTAATAGTTTTCAATTTAACAGTCCTGTAAACACTTCGATTGCTGGATTGTCAGTTCCAGTTTTATATGGAGAACGCATAGTTGGTTCTGTTGTTATTAATGCTGGTATAGATGTAGAGAGAGTAACTGATACATGATGGAAGAAAACAATTTAAATAATATTAGTGGTGCTAAATCTAATAATACTAGTGCTCCTACAACAGCTAAAGATAATTTAGATAGTCTTGCTACAGCAGTCATATTAGATGCTATTTCTGAAGGAACAATAGAAGGTTTTCCTTCAGCAGTAGATTCAAATAATGCTTTTGGTTCTGCAAATTATACTAAACACGCTCAAAAAGATATTTATTTAGATGACACACCAATAGTTAATTCAACTGCTATTTTTAACAATGATATTAATGATTTTAACCCTGATGATAAAAATTTTGATAATGTAACTGTAGATTCAAGAGTTGGAACACAAGATCAAACTGTCATACCAGGTTTTAATAAACTAAGACAAGAAGTTGGTGTTAATAGTGGAAACATACGTAAACCTACAGATGAGACTCAAGAAAATACAGGCGTTTCAAGAAGTTTTTCAATAAGTTCTTATCCTGAAGCAAATAAAATAGCTGTAATAATTAATGTACCAGCATTACAAGTATTTACTGATAATGGAGATATTTTAGGAACACAAGTTTTTTTTAGAATTGAATATAAAGTTGATAATGATAATTATGTAAGTGCTTTTCCTAACAATAAACCACAGGATGCAGAGTTAGGAGATGTTGGAATAGGTGGAAGAACAGGTGATCCATATCAAAGACAATTTAGATTTAATGTTCCAGCTAATTACAGTACTGGAACAACTTTTCATATAAGGGTTAGAAGAATGTCAGATAATCCTACAACAAAAAAACAAAACGATATTCAATGGTTTTCTTATCAAGTAATAACTTTTGATCGTCAAACTTATCCTAATACAGCTTTAGTTGGATTTAGTGTATCAAGTGAAAGTTTTAGTAGTGTTCCAAGGCGTTATTACAGGTTAAGAGGTACAAGAGTTGCAGTACCAAAGGGAGTTTATACTGATCCCAACAATCCAACTGATCCCAATAGACCTGGCAGACTTGTTTATAACTCATCACTAAATTGGTCTGGTGGTACATCTCTAACAGCAAATGGAACTCTTAGAAGTACATGGCAAAGACTTTATACAAATGATCCAGCATGGTGTCTTTATGATTTACTTATAAATGAAAGATATGGGCTGTCAATACCAGAAACAGCTTTAGATCCATATAGTTTTTGGAATATAAGCCAATATAATAGTGAACTTGTCAGCAATCAACGTAATAGTGGTGGTACCAAGTCAGGATCTTTCGTATACTTTGCCAATGCTTCTTTTGCTGAAGTAACTTCTTTAAGTGGGGATCATAATTATCAAACTGGAGATTTGATTAGTATTACATTTACTTCTGGTACCGTTAATTCAACACCCGCATCTGAAAATACTCCTGTTATTTTTAAAATAGAAAGAACAGGTAGAAGAAAGTTTTTAGCACTAAATGTTTCACCTAATTCAATTAACGGTGCTGTTGGCCTTGATGGACTTTGTACTTTTAATGAGGTTGGACAAGAAGCTAGGTTTTCATTTAATGAATACATAAATAGAGATTTTAAAGCATATGATTTGATAAACGCTATTTGTAGCAGTATGCGTGTAATGCCATATTGGTCTGCTGGCACGTTATTTTTATCCCAAGATAAACCAGCACCACAGGTAAATGGTGGAGTTTACAATGCAACACAGGATGTTTTACCAGCTTACATTTTTACTCAGGCAAATGTTGTTGGAGGTAATTTTACGTATGAGGGCAGCGATATTAAAAATAGAGCAACATTAGTGATAGCAAAATATTATGACAATAATCAAAGAAAAATATCTTATGAACAATTTCCATCTAAAGATGTTATTGCAAATACAGTCATAGGAAATCCTACTTCTAACTCTAATGCAAACCCACCAAGAGACGAAGTAATTGCAAAGTATGGAATACTTAAAAAACAAATACAAGCTTATGGTTGTACAAGTGCAGGTCAAGCATACAGACTTGCCAAGTGGACAAGATTTAGTGAACAACTTCTTACTGAAATTGTTACTTTTACAGTTTCTATTGATACAGGTGTAATTTTAAGGCCAGGTCAGGTTATTGCTATTAATGACCAAGTAAAAACTGGACAAAGAAGAGGTGGGAGAATATTTGCTGTTAATGGTACTAATCAAATAACGATAGATGATGCAAGTGCATCAAATTTACCAGCAAATAATGTAGGTTATACGAGAACTCTTAACGTATTAATGCCAGATGGAAGTGTTAGCAAAAAAACTGTATCTAACATAACTGGAGCAGTTATCACTGTTAATGGTAATTTTCAAACTGCTGACGGAACAAATACGGCACCTAATGTAATGTCCACTTGGATTCTTGAAACATCAGGAAGTAATAATGACGTACAAAATTTACAAAATCAACTTTATAGAGTTTTATTAGTAGCAGAAGAAGAAAAAATAAAATATAAGGTAACTGCACTTTTATACAACCATAGTATTTACGCTGCTGTTGAGACTGGATCTGAAGTTACTTTCAGAGATGCTACGAATCTTAATGCAAAACCTCCAAGGACTTCTAACGTAACAATAACTGAAAGACTTTACAAAGAAGCTATTCATGATGCAAATAATAATTCAAATACAGTACGTATAAAGTCAAGACTTATAATTCAGTGGGTTCAAGTACCAGATGTAAATAAGTATTTATTAAAAATTGAAGTAAATGGTGTAGAAAGAACAGAGGAAGTACAAGGTCTTAGTTTTGAAATTTTAAATGTCAGACCAAATAAATTTTACCGTGTAAGAGTTTTTTCTATTGGTGCGACAAGTGGTAAATTATCAGGAAGATCAAGAGATCAAAGTATAACAACTGTAGGCCAAACAGAGCCTCCAAATGATGTAACTGGTTTTACTGTTCTTGATTCTCCAAAAACAACAAATATATTGAGATTTGATGAAAATGAACCCAACCCTGATGTTAATCCTGATACCGATGTAAAAGTTGCATTTAAAGATTTAGATATTGCTTTTTATGAAATACATAAATTAAGTGCGACACAAATAAATCAAGGTGCTGGAACTACAACACAAATAAATGCTTTATTTGGTACAAAAGGTACAACTTTTGTTGGCAGACCAAGATCTTCAGATTTCATTACAAAAGATCGTTTAACTGAAAATCATACATATTACATAAAAGCTCGTGATAGAGGTGGAAGATATAGTTTAAATGCAAATTCAGCAAACTTTGTATATGTAGCTCCTAGCGCACCAAGAAGGGTAGATGGATTTCCAAAATTAAAAAATGGAATAATTAATATTAAATGGCGGCCACCTCAGACAATCGGTTCTTATGCCATAGAAAAATATGTGATTACAGATGGTTCTGATAATAATATTGAAGTTGAAATGGATGTAAATAATTATGAAGTATCTTTGAATTTTATAGGTTCTAAAACTTTTCAAATAAAAGCAGTTAATATTGCTGGTGGAAGCAGTCCTAATCTAACGTATATAGTGAATGTACCAGAGCCTTCTTTTGTATCTGGATCACAAATTAAACACGTTATAACACAAGACAATATAATTTTAAGATGGCCTAGAGCAGGCAATACGGCTACTGTTGGCTACGATTCAAACACTAATACACAAACCACAGAGATACCAACAATAATTGGTTATAAAGTAACGACATCCTATGCAAATTCGCAGGTTGATGGAGAAGATAATATTTTCCCTGTAATTGTTAAGGATACAAATGTAAAAATTCCTATAACCGCAGCAAATTTAAATAAAACTGGTAGTGCACCTACAGCGAATAGAACTTTTACTGTTAATCCTGTTTATGAAAGAGCAGATTTTCCAGATGAAGGAATTATTTCTAGTTCACAATTATCTAAAACTATTACATTTTCAAGGGCAGCAGCACCTTCCTTTAAAGATCCAGCTTTTATCTTTACACAGGATCAAGTCAGACTTAGGTGGAACGAAGTAAATGGCACGTTTAAAACTATTAAATATGGAATTTTTCATGTGGTAGATAATACAGATACTTTACTTTTTGAAACTGATGCCACTGCAATAACGATTGATTTGGATTTTGCCGAAAATAATTTGAATATGAGCAAAACTTTTAAAATTGCTGCTTTTGATTCTGCTTATGTTAATGAAACTCTTCAAAACGTAAAAGATAGGTTTAGAGGTGCTTTTGCATCACAGACAGTCACAGTAACTCCATTAAATCCACCTAGTAATGGTGATTATAAATTAGGAAGCGAAGGTGGACAGGGATTTATCACTATAAGCTATACAAAACCTACAAGGACAAATACAGCAAATTTAGGAATAAAAGATTATAGAATTATAAGATCAACCAGTGCCAGCTTTAATTCAAATTGGAATAGTGGTACAACAACTGGTATTGAATTAGAAGTTTTTACTAACTCACAGGCATTTAAAGAAGAAGTCAGTTGGAAAGTTAGTGACGGACAAAGATATTACTATATACAGACTAGAGATATGAACGATAATTTATCAACAACTGCATTACAGATATTTGCAGAAATAAATATACCTTTTTTAGTAAGAACATCACTTTCAGGTACAACAGAAGTTATTGATAATAATGTCTTATTGCGTTGGAGAGAACCTAGAGTTCTTGAAAAACAGTTAAAAATTGCAAGTTACGAAATTAGAAAACATGATGAGAATGCCAATAATCCAACTGACTTTGCTTCTGGAACTTTAATAGGAAGAGTTGATGGAGTATTTAATGTTGTATTTGAACAAGTTGCTGGTCTTTACACTTACATGATCGCTGCTGTTGATACTGCTGGAAATATAGGTACAGCACTAGCGACTACACAAAACGTGGCACAACCACCTGATTTTGTATTAAATGATAATTTCTTTTCTAACTTCACAACAAGTCCAGCAAAAGTTTTAAGTAATACTTTAAGTAATTGTTTTGTTGAAGATGGTGTTGCTTACATTCCAGTAAATACAACAGAAAGTTGGAAACAGCATTTTATTGGTACAGGATCAGAGGCAAGTCCACAATTTAATAACATGACAGCTTTAATAAATGCTAACCCTACAAATTTAAATTACTTGGAACCAGCACCTTCTACTGGTTTTTACGAAGAAGTTTATGATTATGGAACTAATTTAGCTTCAACAAAAATTACAGCTACGCCAGCTGGTGTTGACTTAGGTTCTGGAAGTCTTGAAAAACAAGGTTTTATTGAAATTGCAACAGGTGAAAATGGATCATTTACAACAGATGGAGCAGACAATATACAAACAGGTAATTCTTTTTTTAGATTTGGCGTAAACTTTAGAAGGGTAAAATATAGAACTATTGTTAATTCTACAGATGGAAAGTATAGAAAAATTACATCATTAAATTTAAAACTAGATACAAAAATCCTTAATGATACTGGCAGGGGAAATGTTGCATCTCCGATATCATCAAGTGCTACATATTCTCAGGTAAATTCTACAACCTTTACTTGTACTGATAACCAACCTCATGGTTTAGAAACAGGTTGCTTTGTCACGATAGTAGTTTTTAGTGGAAGTGGTGGTAATTTTCTTAGTAGTTCCACTCAACATCAAATTACAAAAATAAATGCTAATACTTTCACTGTTGAAGGATCAGGCAGTGGTTCAACTTCTGGTACTCTTACCTATCAAACTACTGGAACTCCTGTCTATTTCAATGTTGATTTTGTTGATGTTCAAGGTATAAACGTAACTCCTAATACAACAACTCCAGTTTTAGCTGTAGTTGATTTTAAAGACATTCCTAATCCTAAATCTTTCCAAGTTTTATTTTTCAACCCTACAAATGGTCAATCTATTGTAACTGGTGCGTTTACTTGGCAATGTCGTGGAACGTAGTATTATTAAAGAAAAAACGAAATGGCTGTAAATTTTAATTTACCAACAGTAGATACGACATATACTGCGTTTCCGACCCAGATAATAGAAAATATTGACGCGGCTTTACAACAGTTATCAATAGGCAGTCCAGCAAATATTCCAGCCAATGCCATCAAATGGGATTCTAACGCAAATAGATGGAAAAAATATGTTGATTCTAATAATGATGGAAATTTTGCTTTTGAAGATTTAACAAGTACCTACAATTTTAATGCAAATATAAGTGCTACTAGGTTTGATATGGGGGATTCTGCTAGTAGCAGTGGTGGCACAAATGCAATAATGCTTGGAGCTTCAGACGATCTCCGCATATTTCATGACGGAAATAATAGCTTCATCAGAGATTTTAATGGTGCTGGAAATTTAAAAATAACAACTAATCAACTTGAAGTTTTATCTAACGGTGCTGGTGAAGCTATGGCTAAATTCATTCAAAATGGAAGTGTTGAGCTATATGAAAATAATGTAAAGCGTTTTAATACATCTAATTCAGGTGCAACAATAACAGGTGCTTTAACAACTACAGGAACTATGTTTGCACAAGGTGGTTCTTTAAGTCTTACAAATGCGGGTGGTACAAATCAGATAGAAGTTGGAGCAGGACAAACAGGCGATCATTTTGCTTTTATAGACCTTATAGGAGATGCTACTCATACAGATTTTGGCTTAAGGCTTATTAGAGGTGAAACTAATAATCAAGGCGAAAATACAAATAGTAGTTTGGTTCATAACGGAACTGGACTATTAAAAATTGTTGCGGCTGGTTCTGGAAAAGTAAGTTTAAATACTAATGGTCTTTCAAGAATGTTTGTAAATGAGAGTGGAAACATTGGTATAGGAACTACTTCACCAAGCAAAATCTTCGATATTTTAAGTATTGGTACACCTGATATAATTATTAGATCAAGTGCTGCATCTTCTCACGATGCAAAATTAAGATTACGCGGATCAAGAACTGGTGCTCCAACTGACATAAACCAAATTATTTTTGAGACTAATGATACAGGTGGTGGAAATTATGCTGCGGGTTCTAGACTCGGTTCAATTATTTGTGGTAAGCAAACCAATAATACAACAAAAGGATTTTTTAGTTTTAGGTTAAATAACACACAAATTTTAGATGGCTCTTTAGGTACAGATAATGTTTCCAAGATGCACATAAAAGCCACCAATGAAGTGGGGATTGGAACTACAAATCCACAAAGATTACTGGAATTATCTTCAGCAAATCAAACTTCAATTATTCGACTACATTCTACTGACACAACTATACAGACAGGTAACAGAATAGGAATGATTGAATTTTCTGGAAATGATGCTGATAACTCTGGAATATCAGCTTTCATAGAAGCTGTTGCTACTAATAATATTGGTCAAGCAGGTTTAAGATTTGCCACTGGAGGGGCTGGAAGTGCAGCAGAAAAAATGAGGCTTGACGGTGGTGGGCGATTAATTTTTGGTAGAACTACGCAATTTAATTCAAGGGTAGGAACTGGCAGTGTTCAACCAAATATTCAAGTACACGATGAACAAAATGGTTCCATGTCATTAACAAGATATGTTAACCTTTCTGGCCATGGTGGAAGATTATTTATACAAAAAGCGAGAGGTACTATTGCCACTCCTTTGGTTGTTGAAGATGGCGATAATACAGGCGAAATTCGTTTTTCTGGTTATGACGGTACTAATTTTGCTAATGGTTGTACGATTTTAAATAGAGTAAATGGAACTGTAAGTAGCAATACACTTCCTTCAGATTTAGAATTTTATATCAGAGATAGTACGGGAACTTCTCGTGAGCTTTTAACCCTTAATCATGATCGTTTTGTTGGAATTAATAAAGCAACTCCTGTAACTGCTCTACACGTAAGACAATTAACTGATAATGCTGGTGGCTTAAGGGTAGAAGATGCTGGAGATGCTAATACTCATTGCACCATCGATGTCACCGATACTTTAACGAGTTTCACCACAAGACGTAATAATAATCATGGCAATATCAGATTTCAAAGCAATAACGGAACAACTACGACTGAAAATATGCGTCTTATTCAAAATACAGGAGTTGCGATTGGAACTACTGCCAATGCCAGTGCAGATAAGTTAACAGTATCAGGTGGTCGAATTAGTACAAACAGTTTTATTATTGCTAGTCGTGGAGAAGGTGGTGTTGCCTTAACTCACAACGATGGAGGTGGTAATGCAAATGTAACTTTTAATCATGTAAGTCTAACACCAGAACAAAATGGTAAATCTGCAAGAATTGACGTAAATACAGATAGTTCTGGTGGTGTAGCAATAATGAAATTTGGACTTAAACATGATTCTGTTGATGGACAATCAGGAGGAACTCATAACTCCTTACAAATTAAAAGAGGATCAGAAGCGGACTTAGGTGTAGGCTCTGGAACGGATTTAAGAGCCCAAATTATATTTAATCAGGGAACTACTACATTTCCAACTTTAGCCTTCGAATCGGATGCAGACACAGGAATAAGTAGAAGTGCTGCTAATACAATGTCATTAATAACTAACGCTACAGAAAGAGTAAAAATAAATAATAGTGGTTTAGAAGTAACAAGTGGTCAGGCTAAAGCTGTCAACACCGCAAAAGCTTGGCTAAATGTACAAGGAGGTCAAAGTGTGGCTGCTAATAATCCTCTAACTATAAATAATAGTTTTAATGTCAGTTCTGTTACTGATACAGGTGAAGGTAAATATACAATCGCCTTTACCGAAGCATTAGGTAATGCAAATTTTTGTCCTGTATTTGGTTTTGGGAGACAAGATAGTAATATGATTATTTATGTAGACTTAGATAGTGATACTGATAATATGACTACGGCTGTTTGTAAATTAAGAACAACTAATTCTTGGAGTTCTGGAGGAACATTAGATGATGTAGGTAAGTTGTTTGTTGCTTTCTTTGGCGATTAAGTATCTTTAAGATATACTAAAAAAAAAACTTATGGCACTTAAATCAGATTCAAGACTTGTTTATACAGATGATGACGGTAATGTTTGTATTGTCGTTCCAGCAGATAATTGTAAATTAACATTAGAAGAAATTAAAGCTAAAGATTGCCCAAGTGGTAAGACAGTTTATACTGTTGATAAATCTGCAATTCCTACTGACAGGAGTTTTAGAAATGCTTGGACTTATACGGAGTAAATTATGGGATTTGGTATAGATATGGCAAAAGCCAAAGAAATACATAAAAACTATATAAGAGAAGCACGTAAACCTAAACTTGAAGCTCTTGATCTTGAATTTCAAAGAGCAATAGAAACTGATGATTCTGCTAAAAAATCAGAAGTATCTGCTAAAAAACAAGCATTAAGAGATGCTCCTGCTGATTCTGCTATAAATTCTGCCTCAAATGCTTTGGAATTAAAAGCACAGTGGAATACAAGTATTCTTGGCACATCACCATACAGTTAACACACATAGACTTTTAAATAAAATCTAGATATACTTTAAAAAAGATTAATTTTATGTCAGCACCGAACCCACAAGAAGAAATTACAAAACTTGAAGAGGAATTAAAAACTATTCAAGCAAATAGAGAGCAAGCAATTGCAATTGCTAATAATTGCGGAGTTAGGACTATAGAAATTCAAAAAGAAATTGAAACCCATAAAAAATATTTACCAGAAAAAGCTGTTAAAACAGAACCAGTAGGTTTTTCTAACAACTAATCATGGCTGATCCTACATACGAAACAACTTGGGGCTTTCAATCTAAAACACCATTAGAAGCTGTTAATGGTGGTAGTGATGATGGTCTTGTAACTACTGTTCATTGGAATTTAACTTGTAAATCTAGTGATGGATTTACTGGTTATTATTTTGATGCAATGGGTTTTGAAAAAGGCGATACTGTTATACCTTTAAAAGACTTAACAAAAGATCAAGTTATCGGCTGGATAAAAGCAAAACTAGGTTCAGATGAAGTGACAAAACTAGAAGCACAAGTAAAACAAGAATGTATAGATAAAAGAACACCTGCAAGTATATCAACAGCACCTACAAGTTGGGCATCTAGTTAAATGGCAAACCCTGGAACGTATGATTTCACGCTCCAAAGAAGAGCAGATCATTCTTTTGATATAAATTTAAAAGATGGTAATAATGCTAATGAAAATTTAACAGGCAAAACTATTTTGTCTCAGATTTGGAATGAAAGTAGAACAACAAAATTAGCAGATGCGACTATCACGGTGACAGATGCTACTGGTGGCGATATTACATGGAGTGTAACTGATACGCAAACTACAAATATGACAGATAATACTTATAGATACGATATTTTAAAAATAGAGGCAAATGGTGATCGAGAATATTTTATAGAGGGTAGAATATTTATGTCTGAAGGATATACAGTACAATGACTTCTGTTAACGTTACTGAAAATAAATATAGTGTTAGCGTAACTGAAGGAGCGACAACTGTTGTAACAGTAAAAGCACCTGGTCCACAGGGGGTACAGGGAGCAACTGGAGCTACTGGTGCAGGTATTAGTGCTGGAGATAAAGGAGCATTAACAGTTGCAGCAAATTTAACTGATTGGACATTAAACGATAGTGTTGTTACAAATGCAAAGGTAGCTTCTGATGCAGCAATAGCAGGGTCAAAGATTTCTCCTGACTTTGGTAGTCAAAATATAACAACCACAGGAAATGCAGTATTTGGCGGTAATTTGACCGTTTCTGGAACGACCACAACTATTGATACGACTACTCTAAGAGTTGAGGATAAGAATATTGAATTAGGTAAGGTTGGAAGTCCTACAGATACAACTGCTGATGGTGGTGGTATTACTTTATTAGGAAATACAAACCATACATTCAATTGGATAAATGCAACTGATAGCTGGACAAGTAGTGAGCATATTGCTTTACCTGACAATAAAAAATTACAACTAGGAGATTCGCAGGATTTTTTGGTATTTCATGATGGCTCAAATGGATTAAATTACATACAGGCACACAATAATGGACCTCTTATTTTTAAAGCAAATAGTGATAACTTAGCAAAATTCATTCCTGATGGTGCTGTTGAGCTTTACTACGATAGTTCTAAGAAATTTGAAACTACATCAACAGGTGTAACAATTAGTGGAAATTTATTTACTGGACATATAACCGCAGCCATTGATGGAAATACAAGTATTAGTTTACAAGATACTGGGCATGGACTTCCTCAAACAGAAATTAAATTATCAAATGGTGGTCGAGATTTAAACATAGTTGCACCAGTAGATATACGTTTATTTCCTCAAGGTGGTGAGAATGGAATAGTTATTGAAGGCAACGGACAAGTAGAGTTATACCATGATAATGTGAAGAAATTCGAGACAACAAGTGTTGGAGCAGAAGTTACAGGTGGATTAGATGTAACAGGTAATATTCGAATACCTAATGCCACAGGAAAATTACAACTAAACCAGAATTTAAATATTTATAGAGATAATAATCATGGTTATATAGATCATGCTGTTGGTGCATTAAAAATAAGATCTGACACTCTTCGCATTAATGATCTTACAAACGATCATTCAATGATTCATGCTGATGCTGATGGGGCTGTAAAACTGTACCACGATAATGTTTTAAAGGCACAAACATCAAGTAATGGATTTGATCTGCCAGATAATAGCAAGTTACAACTAGGAGATTCGCAAGATTTGCAACTATTCCATGACGGATCTCAAAGTGTAATTTTAGATAATGGTACTGGACAACTTCGGATAAGTGGTGAAAATACAATCGCATTAACAAATGCTGCTGGAACAGAAAGTTATGCAAGATTTGTTGCTAATGATACTGCACAGTTGTTTCACGATAATGTAGTAAGACTGTCCACAACTGGTATAGGTGTCACGGTTTCAGGCAAAATTACATCAACAGGGGATATTATAATAAATAATGATTATCCTGTTTTAGCATTTCTTGATACCAATAATGATAGCGATTATAGATTAACAAATGCAAATGGTAATTTTTTACTTTTTGACATAAGTAATGCAGCAACACGTTTTACTGTTACTAATGCTGGATTATTAAAAGTACATGGTAATGTAGAACCCGAAGCGGATAATACAAGAGCATTAGGTTCATCTTCAAAACGATTTACAACTTTACATTCTGCTGCTTTAAATACAGGTGATATAAATATGTCTAATCTGAATGATAATGGTAATGAAGTTGATGGAAGTAAAGGTTCTTGGACTTTGCAAGAAGGTGCTGATGACTTGTTTCTTATAAATCGTGTAAGTGGTAAAAAGTATAAATTTAATTTAACAGAAATTAATTAGATTTTTCTGTCATCTGTCTTGTCATAATTCCTATCGTGATATAAAGGGGGGCCAATGCACAGATACCAGAAAATACTATAATTGTAGTTAATGGTAATAATTTCAAAAACGCATTTCTCATATGCTTAATAAGATTTCGTCAATTTTGTCCATCTTATCATTCTTGATAAGCTTAACAACTATAGGGGCAGGGTACGCAACCTATAAATGGGTAAGCAGTCCACAGTTTGAAGCGATGATGATGGAGAAAGTTATGGAAGGTGTAAGTAAGATTTTACCTAATCAGATAGAAAAGAAAATGCCAAAAGTAACTGGTCCAATGGTTGAAATGAGTAGTGATACAAAAGAATTTTGGGATTACATTGAAAAGAGAAATAAAGAATACATAGAGTGGGAAACAAAAGGTAAGTGGGAGCAATAGGTGATATTTGGCTTTTTTAAAAAACTAATTAAACATTACATAGATAAATTTATTGATTGGATGCGTATGACTAAATTTGATTTAGAATTAGAAACTCAAATAAAAAAATATCACGATAGTTTTGAAGAGAAAGAAAAACCTAAAATAAGAGAAATTGGAAAGTTTGGAGAAGATGGCTGGTCTATTTCTATTGGAGATATAGATGACAAAGATACCAAAGATTGAAATAAAAGAGGTTTACGTTCCAAAAATAAGGACATGGGAAGTGCAACCACCAATATTAGATTTAATTACTAAACCAGTTGTTGATATTCCAGGTTGTGTTGACGCCCATAGAAATAATCTTACAGAACTTATAAATAAAGATGAACTAGGTACATATCAGGCTTGTGGTACGTTTAGTATTCCTAGTTATGAACCACTTGAATATAATCCTGCTGACTTTCAATACACTGCACCTGCAAAACAACAGGAGCAACGACAAAAACAACCTATACAACAACAAGCAAAAATTCCAGAAAAGAAAAAAAAAGAAGAAATAAAAATAGATCCATGCCCTCCGAAAAATCCACAATTTAGACCAGGCGATTACAGAAATGATAAAAAAATCGAAAGGTTGGTAAAATGGGAAAGATCCCCCTCAGATGGTATTACTTGTGTCGGAGTCTGGGAAAAAGTACCATTCAGAGAAAGTTTTATTGGTACGCCTCAAACGCTTATTTCTACTACTGTGTTGGGTGTGGTTGCTGGTGGGTCTGCGCTTTTGGCTCCAGTCTTAAAAAGACTTATCTCTACAATTTTTAAACAAATAAAAAAACAACTGACAAAGAAGAAAGATAATGTAGAATAAAAAAACCCTATTCGCCACGGCAATGGATAGGGCGTCTAGGTGGGCAAGTCTAACCGTGCTTGCCTACTGCTCTAATTTATGAGTGTGCGGTAATACTTGATTCATCTTTTTACTAACGACTACATCTTTACATAAATCAAAATAAGGACTATCTGTGGCAAATGATATTCCTTTAATTTTCAACTCTCCACAATTTTTTAGCCTTGCAAGCTCGTAGTTAAGGCGTTCTTTAGATAGTATCTGTTTTTGTATTTTTTCTTGGGTCGTAGCAGACTGCAAGCAAGCATCTTGAAATCTTTGATCTAATGGAAAAGTAAAAGTTAAAGCTACACCAAAATTTAATCCCAAAGAATCTTTGTTACCACTATAGTTTTCTTGCTGAAACAGAATTTCACCTGGGTTTGTTAAATTACCATTATCATCTACTGCTGGGTTGTAGTAGGGAGTGTAATATATATAATCCATCGGTCTTTTTATATTGAGATTAGTAGTGGCAAATGGACTAACAGACATCTGTGGGCCTTGGCATCTTATACCGTTACCATAATGATTTTCTATAGTATTTCCCTGTAGAACCTGCGTAGCAAAATTAGAGACAGATCCACTAGCAGAAGCAGAGGGAGCCGCAGTATTTGAGGTATTAGCAAACACTGGACTCCCAATTAATATTGCTGCTATTGAGAGAATACTGTAGTTGTATCTGTTACGCTTTGAGATTCTATGGTGCGTGTTACGTCTGTTATAGATTCCAGCCCAGGTGGTGTATAAACTTCTGTAAATTGAAAAGCATTTCCAGGGGTTGTTTGTCTCCAATTTGCTTTTTCTCCTAAATCTAAACCTGTCCATGTATAAGTCGTACCATTTATGGTTTCAGTGACAGTTGCATTTGGAGCAGATATAGTCGATCCATCATGTTCAACACCTGATCCTGTAACTGAATATGTGTACCCAGAATTAAAGTTTGTTGTTCGTATAGTTTCTGTAATATTTGTGGTAGTTTCTGTTCGGCTTGTGGAGCTACCCTGAGTGAAGTTAGGAACCACAGGCACAGCGTAGAGAGGGCTAGATATAAGAAAAACAAACGGAAGTGTCCTCCACATCAGTCAATGGTCAAGTCAGTAACAAACGATCCAGTAAGCGTAACACCTGTACCAGTTCCAGGAGTTAGGGTAATTGTATGATTATCTAAACCAATATCAGAAGTACCTATATTTGCTTCTTGGGTAGATGTTATATCTGAAAAATTGGGAATTTCACCTACGGTAGCTGCTGCTGCTGGTGTTGCATCACCTTCTAAATAACTTTGAGAAAATGAAAACGCATCTCCCTGTGTTGTTTGTGCTACTGAATCTGGGAAAGTAATTGATGGTACGCCATCTGTGGTGGTTCCAAAACCACCGATAGAACTAGCACTATCAGAATCAAGCGTGGTTACATTGTTTCCTGAAATACTGTAAGAACTACCGATTTTATCTGCTGTACTACCTGCTGAAACTGCCTCAATCTGTACGCTTGATGTAATACTGTGTTTTATATCAGCATATACAGGAGAACTAATTAATAAACCTAATAAAATTAACTTTTTCATTTGATACCAACCTTGTTTTTACTATTATCCACTATTTTAGGTGCGTTGCCATTACCGTTCTTTTTCTTACCTACCTGTAAACCAAAAGAAGCAAGCGATCCACTAAAAATCGAAGCGATAAAAGTTGGATCAAAGTCTACTATCTTCTTTCCACTAGGAGGCTCGTAATAAGATGCTGTCAACATTCCAGCAGACCATACAAGAACAGCAATTTTAACAATCGTTTCAACACGATTACCTTCTTTTTCTTCCTGTTCTTCCATAAAAGTTGTAACTCTTGTCTAATACTAGCAATGTAGCTATGTTTGGAAAGTAACACAATAATAATTATGCTCAAACTCTTAAAACCAGTACTACTAACGTTCTTTACTACAACTGCTGTGAAGAAATTAGTAGTCGATCTGCTTAGAGCTATCTGCAAACAAACTACCAACACGCTTGATGACAGGGCTGTTGATATGTTAGAGCAACAGTTGTTTCCTAAGATGAACTGATGACACATAAAGAATTTTTCAAAGTACTTATCGGCAACCCACCGCCAGAAATAGAGTTTGAGATCGAAGTTAAACAACGTGAGACAGAACAAATGCCAGAAGAAACTGTAAGGGCATACTGTTCAGACCTAGTTAAGTACACTAAGCTACAGGATTTGCTTTTAACTTCAGCAATAATGCGTATATCAGATATAGAAACTAAATTAATGCGTTATGAAAAAGGTATGAGACTATACAAGAAAGTTAGAAAACTAGGTTTCTTTGGTAAAATAAAGTATCTTCTATCTGGCAATACAGGTCAGAAGTGATTATATTATTTAAAAACAAGACTAATCATGGATAAAAGTTTAGAAGTTTTAAACACTTTGCATTTATGTTTAGCAAAAGAATTACTAGGTAAGATACAAAGTGGAGAAGCAAAGGCAGGTGATCTAAACGTAGCTAGACAGTTTCTAAAAGATAATGGTGTTGAGTGTATTCCTGTAGAAAGTAACCCAATGCAAGAGCTTATGGAGAACTTGCCAGACCTAGATGCTGTACCTTTAGCTGATTTATAATTGCAACCTCTACCAAAAAAACTACAAGACTTTAGATATTT